AACCTCAGGGTCCGGCATAGTGATGACCTTTGATGGAGATGTTAAAATGGAAGGATCCGAGAAGTAGTAATTAACTGATTTACGTTCCTGCACAATTTTGACAGAATTATAATCAGGTGAGAACTGCAACTCAGGGTCATCAAACATGCCTAGGACTCCGAGGAACTCGTTTAGGTCATAAATACCTAATAGATTGTCGGGGAAAGTTTCAGCAACTGTGGCAGTAGACATAATGTTTTTTGCCTCGCTCATAGTCTTAATTTCATTTCCACCGTTGAATACGATATTTGAATTGATTGATGCGAAGTTTTTCAACACATCACGGGTTTCATTAGATAGTTTCATTATTTAGTATCTCCATTGATTTTCATATTGTAATTAGTATTATATACCATTTGAGGCGAATTGTAAACCCCAAAAGTGCATTCAGCCTGACCTTTTTCATAAGGATCTTCTTTATGATCTTCGTCATGTTGATGCAAAGCAATAAGCGCATAGTGTAAGATTTTCATAATATCTTTACGGTTTGCACCATCTTTCTTACCATACCTTTGAGCATACTTTAGAACATTACCTAAAGAGAAACCCATACCATGGCCACAGTCAATAATGAATTCAGTTGACTGAAATTTATTTTTTGAGTAGTGACCACTGTAAGTTCCATCAATATACTCTTTTAGTTGTTTGATAAGCGAACCTTCGTTAAACTTATATTCTACCATTATTCAATATCCTCTAATATATTATCAATACTAATTGATGTATCGTCACTTATTACTGTTTCAGATGTTGTACCATCCACTTTTTGAAATAGATCAATAAATGCTTCTTTAGTATCTTGATCAAATCTGTTAACACAAAGTTCAATAGCTTTATTTCTATCATTAAAGATAGAGTATGTTTGAACAATATGGCAAAGACGTCTTGTAGATACTAGATCATCTACTCCACCATCTTCATATGTCTTACGAATTGTTTCAGACCAAATAGTAAGTAGTTCAGCAAATTGTTCGTCTTTCTTATTAAACTTATCCATGTGTTTCATTACGATACGCTTTTCAGTACCTGATGTAGGATAAGGTTGTTCCATTGTAATTGTAAACCTTTCAAGGAAAGCTTCATCAATGATATTGGCTGCTATGAACCTACCATCTTCTGATCCTTTACCTTTAGTGTTTGCAGTAGCCATAACGTTAAAACCTGCTTTAGGAGTTACAACTTCACCAGTCTTTTTAATAAGAACAGGCTTACCTTCAAGTACACCTTGAAGACACATGATCTTATTAGAACCACGATCAAGTTCATCAATTAAAAGTAATGCACCTTGTTTCATAGCTTTAATAACTGGTCCTTCGGCAAATACTGTTTCGCCACCAACCAAACGGAATCCACCAATCAAATCGTCTTCGTCAGTTTCAGGAGTAATTTGAACTCTGATATAATGCTTACCTGCTTTAGCACAAGCTTGCTCAATCATTGTAGTCTTACCATTACCTGAAAGGCCGGTGACGTATGTTGGGTAGAAAAGATTAGAGGCAATGATAGCTTTAACATCACTAAAATGACCCCATTGAACAAAATACTTATCTACTTCTGGTACAAAAATCTCATCGTTCATAATTGATTGAACGTTAGTTGGCACTATTGATTTCTCCTGGATAGTAGGTTTATTTTGAAAAGGCAAGATTTGAGCTTGCAAATTATATACACCATACTTGACTTTAGAACCAAGATCAAAAATCCTGTCTACGTCTTTATGTGCAATACCTATTTGATCAGCTATGATCTTAAGTTCAGGTTTACGAAACTCAGCCCTTGAGGGATAAGTTGCAGCAACCTTTTCGAGCAAAGCTCTTTGTGAGAATGTAAGTTCTTTTTTCATAATATAGTCTCCATCAATTTTCCATTTTATAAGTATATTATATCATACTTTTCAGCAAATGTAAAGGATTATTTTCACTTTCTTTCATTTTATTTTGGTGGTCGCAGAGAGATTCGAACTCCCGGCCTCTGGTTTCGTAGACCAGCGCTCTATCCAGCTGAGCTATGCGACCGTCTCGGCAAACTTAACTGCCAATGTCCTATTAGCTTTCTTTGAACCAGCAAACTTTTTAAATGCTCTAGCTATTTCACCTTTCTTAGCATTATCACGTACTTCAAAATCTTCAGTTGTAGTATCTAATGACTTACGATCATTACGAAGTATAAAGTATCTATCGTAACCCAATACATTATCTAATGCAAAGTACTTGTCTTTCATAAACTTTCTACGGGCTAGGTTAGTATCATCCCATGAAATTTTAGTATTAGCATTTGATAGAGCATAATTAAAATCATGTCTAGCATTTGCTAAGAAATAACCTGTTATAGATGAGCAATAATGCTTCTTAAGATTATTAAGTAAAGCTTTTGTTAGCTTAGTATTACTATTAGTTTTTACTAGATTACCCATAATATTGATAGCATATCCTGCACGATTAGAAGAATCTATATCCATTTCTTTTTCATGACGTTTAGTGTAAAGTTTACTACCAGCACCATCAGTAAGAAGAACAAAGTTAGTCTTTTGAATATTGTACTTTTTAGTAAACTTTTCTATTAAATGAGGCATCGCAATTAAAGCTTCATCCAATGGTGTACCACCCAGCTCTTCAGCTCTTGACTGAGTTGGCCAGCATCCATTTTCTAATCTATAAGCATTGTTATACATTTGACGAATACATTTATCTTGATCAGCTTTGTTTAATGAAGACGATGCAACAGTAAAGAGTCGAACATCTGTATGATCAACATGGCCATAAGGTACTGTCTTTGGATCACCTGCTTCACCACGTCTTGTAGTAAATCCCATGACTTCATACGGAATATTAACCTTACGGCAAAACATAGAAAGTACTACAATTTGCTTTATAACTGAGCTAAGAGTATTATTCATAGATCCAGAATAGTCAACCAACATAAACATACCATGGTTCTTAGCATCTGGAAGGTTAGTCATGCGCTTAAAAATGTCGTCAGTATATTTGTAAGAATATAGCTTATTAACATCTAGAGAACCAGATCGAGCTGTCTGAGCCCTACTAGATCTCCAAGCTGCTTTACGCATTTCAAATTCTTTAGACATGATTTGAACAACTTTTTTGTTCTCATTCATAAAATCAGTAAAAGCATCTTCAATCCCAGGACTTCTGCTATTCCAACGAGGAGTGTGATTAATTTCACTTTCTAGTTTATCTCTAGAAGCTTCAACTTGTCTATAACCTATGATCATATCTTTAAGTTGTGCTTTAGTAAAGCCATTACATACATCTACCATACGACCATTTTCATCTTGATCTAGTAGCTTATGTTCATTCTCACGGAATGCTTTATCAGTTTGAGAATCATGTTGATCGTAATCATTACCACCTTCTTCACTTAGCTTTTCTTCGTTTGAGCCATTTTCCTTTTCCTCTTCATCTGAGCTTTCTTGATTTTCAATTGAACCTTTTTCAATATCATCCATGCTTCTAGATTCAGGATTACTAGTCTCAGGCTTCGTACTAGTTTGTTCCATGTCTTCTTCATTGTGTGCTCTTTCCTCTTGATTAGAGATGGAAGGAGATTGAGCTGGTGTATTTTCTAACGCAAACGCATAAAGCTTTTTACAAGCCTCAAGCACGTCTTCCCAAGTTTCCACTGCAAAGACTTCATTGACTAGATCCCTTTCAGCAGCTGAAAATTCAACTGTGATGAGTTCACGTAGTTTAGCTTTTAGATTAATTCTATCAATCAAATTTACATAATCAGGTGTAAGCTCTGGTATTTGATTAACACCAAAGAAATCATCATCATATAATTTTTGATAGCCACGCTTAAAGCATGATACCAAGCCCGGATAACGACGTTGTATTAACTTTTCAATTCGAACATCTTCCACAACATTCAGATAGCTACGAGGGCAGCCAGGTATTTCTACCTCTGCATCGTGCCAACCTTCAGGTGGTGTTTCTAAAGCGTGACCAACTTCATGTCCGACCAACAGGTCATATACATCCTCAAGGTTAGTCCATAGGGGTAAACCTAGTGTACGCTTTTCAACATCGAAGAAAGCAGTTCTATAGTTGCCATGAACTATATTAATGTTTTCTTTAGCCAACAGTTTGGCTAGTATCGATTTTGAGTTATTTACAATCATCATTAATCTCCTTCCAAATTAACGGAAAACATTTAATTTTCCATTATGTATATTCTATCACAGTTTTCACTGAATGTAAAGGATTATTTTCACTTTTTTGCATTTTTTTTCAATTTATATTTCTTCATGCCTTTTATAGAATCTATCAATACTTCCTTCAATGTATTCAACTAACTTGTCAAACTCATATTCTGGATCAGATCCTTTCACATAATCTACATCATAGTCTTTTGGGACTTTGCCCCAGCCAACAGTTCGATCCCAATCTCTTTGAGTATACTTTACTTCACGAAGTCTACTATCATCGGGAATATCGGTTCCAGTACTTTTGCTGATGCCTTTGCCACTTCCATGCATTCTTTTTGTGTTCCATTTCCTGATCTTAAGCTGATAAAATGTGCCCAAGATCTAAGAGTACCGTTCATGTACATACGAGAAACAGTCATACCTTCGGGTAGCACTGCTCTTGCCTGCTCTTTAGCGATACCATTTTCAATGGCCCATTCATAAGCAACTTTTGCTGCATTAGTTACTGAGTGCTGTCGTCTTTGCCAATCTGTAACTAATTCTTGTTGTTTGCTATTCAACTGAATATTAGGATCACTTTCGATCTCAATTGAATTCTGTCTATTCTTAGGATCTTGCAATCGTGCTTCACGAGTTACAAATGCTCCTGCCAGTTCTTTATCTGGGTTAGCATACCGTTGTGAAAACTCTTGAAAAGAGAATGACCGGTGTCTTAGAATTTGTCTTGCAATATCACGGGTTGTTGTGATTTCTAAACAAGCACTTGCCATTTCAAGTGGAGACCAATGATCGTTTTTCATTAGATACTTGATGAGCTTATCAGATGTTTGTTTATTAGTTTGATTGCCTGGATTAGATACACGTGCTGTGTATGCTATTAGGTCTTGTGTATCTTCAACTCCTTGAATACGATATTCTTCGGTTGGAACTGAATGACTTACTAATTTTACTTGCATTACGCTACCTTTGAAAAGTTATGTTCTTTAACGAATTCGATCTTGGATCTGAACTTACCGTCCAGCAAATCACCTTTATGTGATATCACAAATACATTACTATCATCTTCCAATGTTCCAAGTATCTTCATCAAATTGTCAATACCATCATGATCTAACGAAGAATCAAAAGTCTCATCTAGTATCAAAAGATTCGTAGAAGTAGAGTTTTTCATCTTTGCAATTTGCCTCCAAGTAAAGAGCAATGATAAATCGATACGCTGCTTTTCACCTTCAGAAAATGACGCATAGTTAAATGCATCACGATGTCTTGACTTGATCACCTCGTTGAAGTTTTCATCGAGATTGAACGAAACAAAGAAGTCAAGAACTTGAAG